CCTTGGTGAGCTCCTTCACCTTGGCGTTGGCGGCTTCCAGCGCCACAGCAAGGCTCTTGTTCCTCATGTCCAGCTCCGCAATGCGCTGCAGTGCGGAACCGTAGTCCATGGCCTTGCCTTCCGCGATCACGTTGCCCTGACCATCGATGACGGCGTACCCCTGTTCGAGGTACGCCGCTACCATGTCATCACGGACCACGATCTCACGGTTATACCGCTTCAATCGCGTCATGCTCGATCACCCCTCAGGAAGCCTTGGAAGTGATCGTGCCGTTGCCGGAAGCATAGACGCGACCGTCTGCATCAGCCACCAGCAGCGTCGCCTTGTAGCCGTTGGTGATGTTCAGCACGGTCGTGGCCTTGCCATCCCACTCGGTCCAGTCAGAGCCAACCAGCTCACCATAGGCGACGGCCTCAGGCGCAGTGCTGGCCGCGGCCTTGTAGAAGTAGCGGCTGCCGGCCTTCACGTTGGTGCCGGTGGGAGCGGAGATGGTGATCAGGGTATCACCGACGACGGCGCCGGTCGCGGTGTTCGCGGCGCTGGTGAAGGTCGCGGTGCCGGAGGAGAGGTCATCCACCAGGAACTCGATGCCATACTGCTTGTTGGGCAGGATGAACACATCGTTGTAACTCTCCTCGAAGTACATCCACTTGCCCTGGGAAACCGCGCTGGGCTCCTGCAGCAGGACGGTGTCGTACTCATCCGGGGTGATGACGGCGCTGGGATGCACCAGGAACATCTGGATCTGCTTGGCAGACACGCCCGGAACCGCGCCGACGGTGAAGTCGTACACGGTCTTCATGCTGTCGGAGGGGACCTCCTCGATCTGCACGTTGTCGATGGAAGACAGCGCGCGCTGGATCGCGGCGGGAGCGGTGCCCTGCACGTTCTGGGTGCGGTACCACTGGATCGCGCCCTTGAGCAGCAGGTTCACGTTCGGGTTGACATACATGATGCGGCCGGTGGTGGGCACATTGTGCTCCGTCATCATGACCATCATCTTGTCGAAGTAGTCCAGCACGTTCTGGGTGGTCAGCGCAGCGGACAGCGGAGTGCGGCCCAGCGCGGTCCAGTCGGCGTAGACGGTGGAGATCAGGTACTTATCCATCTCCGGGAACTTCTCCTGCTCGTTCATGACGCGCGTGATGTTCTGGATGGTGAGCACCTGATTGGTCTCGTCGATGTCCAGCGGGTGGATGAAGTCCTCCCACTTGCGGTGGTTCCTGAGGGCCAGCGGAACCCAGTCGTTGCTGTGGCGCTGGGTACGGCTGCCCAGGCTGTCGATGGAGCTGCGGGAGGCGTCCACGCGGCCGGTGACGGAAACGCTGGGCACCATGATGGTGTGAGCGCCGTTCTGCAGCCACTTGTAGTCGCCCTCCTGGTTACGGGCGTACAGCGCGCCATAGCGCAGCTGATACGGATAGGCCTGGGAAAGGGCCTGCGCATAGAAGGTCGCGTAATTGGTCATGATTCTCACTCCTTTTTATTTTTTGGGGACTTCCCTGACCGGCGTGAAGTTGAACGAGAACGGATTGTTGTCCCCGCCGTTCCCGCCGGGATTGATCGGATTGGTGAACTTCGGCTTGGGCTTGCCGCCGTTCGGGTCAGGATCCGCAGCCTTAAAGGCCTCGGGTTGGTCCTTCTTCAGCTGATCGAGCCATTCCTTGCCGCCCTGGAAGGTATCGCCGTCCAGCTTGAAGCCCTTCTGCTTGAACTGGGCCATGGCAGCGTCCCTCGCCAGCGTAGAGGAGAACTCCACCCCGGAGAAGAACTTCTCGGTCGCGCGGGTCGTGGCGAACTCGGCCTGCTGATCGGCCAACTTCTTGTTCAACGCCTTGGTATCGTCGTTGTACTTGGTCTGCAGGTCGGTCAGCTGCTGCTGAATGGCGGAAGCGTCCTTCGCGCCGTCCTGCAATGCCTTGATGTCCTTGTCCCGCTGCGCCAGCTGATCCTTCAGGCCGGTGATCTCGGTGTCCTTCGCGGAGATCTGATTGGTCAGGCTCTCCGTGTCGCCCTTCACCTTGTCGATGTCCGCCGAATGGATGTCCAGCAGCGCCTTGATCTGTTCCTTCGTCGCCTCGGGAAACTGTTTCGTGATGTCCTCTCTGGTCATGGTGTGCTCCTTTCTTTTTCGCCCGCAGTTTTTTCGCGTGGTGTCCCTCCACCTGGGCTGCACAGTTTAGCGACATGCCGGTCAAAAATGGGTATGAAAAAAGCGCCCCGCAGGACGCTTTGATCAACAGTGTGGTATAATCGCCTCGGAAAGGAGGTGAATTGGATGAAAAACTTCGATGATTTCGTGGAATTCTTAAGAACCGACTGCATGTTTGAAATCAATCAACTTGGCGATGCTTTCGATAGCACATTTACTGAAGACGATATCAAAGCAACGGGCCTTTCTCCTGAGTGCCTCGGAAAGCTACTGCAGATGTTTGGTTTTATGATTTCAAACTCCGTACTTCTGATGCTTCGCCGCTACCATGAATGGCTGAATGAATTCCCCGATACATCCCAGTCTTCAGACCGTCGATAACAATACTAACCGGATCTCTTTGCCCTGCGGCTTGCTCCCGCGGGGCTTCTTCATCCCCTGTGATCCTGATCTTCACCGTATCAGCCATCCTCTCACCTCCATCAAAAAGCCGCCCGGGTGGGCGGGTTATTGATCCTCTCTCTGTTTCCAGAGCGGTAAATATTCACCAGAAAGCACCAGATGATAGTTGTTCATAAGATAGTCGCGTTCCACTTCATATTCCTCAGGGGTCATTCCTTCACGCCAATAAGGTGCTTCTTTAAGAGAAGGCGTAGCCCAATCATTGGTTTTGTCGTGTGTCATATTCGATCAAATGGCCCCCCTTCGTATAATCTCTTAGAAGATTCTCAACGATGATTAGCTCTCGACGTTTTGTCCTCTGTGCCATTGATATTATACCAGCTTTTAATTGATCACGCAAGACTTTTAAGTCCTCAGCATACAAAGCATCGAAGTTAACAGATGACAGTATATCACCTTTTCGCTCGGCAACATAGATCACTCCATCATTTCTCACAGCTATCATTATGGGAATCTGCTGTTCAGTTAACAATGTTTGCATATCTGTTTCAGAGAGTGAACCATCTGTATTATGGTTATGTACAAATGCAAACAGTTCTTCTTCGTGTTCTCGAAGATGTGTTCTGAATTCGTAGCCTACGAAGCCAGGGTTTTCATTTGTTTCATAGAAATCCCTGTTGCCTGTGCGAAGGTTTACAAGGTACATGTGCTCATTCCCGGTCTCGGTTCCCTTGATAGCCAGATCCCTCATTGCGGCAGAAAGGCCATCGTTAACAGCCGAACTATAGCCGGCAAGGTTAATTGCATATGTTGCATTCGGGTCATAGCATACCGGCGTAAACGTGTTCCGAACCGCATCCGCTGCGCCCGGAACCGGCGGCATTCCAGCTTTCGCATCCTTAAACCCCGCCACATACGTCCTCTGGAACTCCGGCTGCAGTCCGGCCTTGTTGGCCAGCGCTTCGTACTTCTGGTTCAGCTGCAGGATCGTGCCCTGACAGCGCAGGCGCAGCTTGTCGTCGCCCGTGGCGCGGGCCAGGTTGGCGGTGTCCTTCTGCTGGCGCACCGCCGTTTCCATGCGCCGCATCTCCTGCGACCACTGGTAGCGCGTCTTCGTCCTGCCGTCGATGGTGATCATCTCGGTGGAATAGCGCTGCATCTGGTCCAGCTGATCCGGCGTATAGGTCGGCGGGCTGACGCCCAGGATGATGCCATGCCAGGAGTGCCGACAGTTCCACTCGCCAAATGGACGGTCGAGGGAATCCTGAATCTCCTCGAACTCCTCATTGCTGTACTGCCCGCCCTGATATGGGAGATGGTCTTCGGCACACAGCATATGCGCATCGATCTCCACGCCGTTGGCCCCGAACTGGCGACTGACTTCCTCCATGATCGACTGGTTCAGGTGCCGCACGCCGTCCAACACGTTCATCCGCGCTGCGGTATCCAGGCGGCGGGACCAGCCGGATTCATAGTCCACCTTCCGCGTGCCTTCCTCGGTGACGCGCATGCCGTGCTCTCCGGCTTCCCGGATGACACGGCGAATGGCGGTATTGTAATCCTCGACACCGCTCTGCACGGCGGTGACGGCCTCGTCCACAGCGTCCCGGTAATACTTGGAGACCACCGTGGTGTTGGACAGGTTGCGCATCCGCTCGGCGGTCTCCCTGGCCTGCGCCTGCAGGATGCGCTGCAGGGGCTTGTTGTTCTCAATGCGAAGGATGTCGGGAACGCCGAGGATCTTCTGCTGCATCCGAACGTCCTCCTCGGCGATCTTCTGGAAGATGCGTCCGATCTCGCTTTCCGTGCGCCCGGCGGCGACGCCGATGCGGCGCTGCAGCTGACGCAGGTTTTTGTTCATCCGGCGAATCTGCTGCAGCCGGTGTACATCGGAGGGCCACATGGTGCCGATGTCCCGGATGTGTTCGCCCATCGCGCGCAGGTATTGATCGTTCAGCCTGCCCATGGCCCGATCATAGGCGTCCAGCAGCTTCTGCAGCTGCCTTTCGCTGTACGACTGGACGGGCTGGCTCCTGACCTGCTTCCGGGTCATCCATGCCATGCGTTATTCCTCCGTGATTTCGGGTTCTTCCTCCTCGTCCACCTTCTTCGTGGAAGTGTCGGCGGGGGTATCATTGAATTCAGTCGCCGCCTTGGCCGCGCTCTTGGTCTCGCCGTACCACTTGACGCGGTATTCCCACGGCTGCATGATGCCGTCCAGCACGTCCTGGCGATCGGCTTCGCGCTCGGTGGTCGCGTCGGTGACCACGCTGTCATCCCAGGTGAAGGACAGCTCATACTCGCCGTCCTGCGCCAGATCATACAGCGAAGCGTAGGTGTCGATGGCCTTGGCCAGCTGAATGATCGCCGCCTGCAGCGACATCTGGATGGAAGTGACAGCGGCGTAGGTGCGCTGCTTGTTGATCTTGAGCTCCGTGGCCGTGCGCATCTGCTCGTTGGCATCGGACAGGGTGCC